TGACTACCGAGAAATGTTAGCAGAATTTGAAAGTCAGATTAAACACCATGAGGAGAGACTGCAATGACTGGATACCTGGAGGAGTTAAGAATAAACGCTATTAAGTACGGTTTAACGGACGTTACTGAAAGGTTAGATTCTATTACTGAGGCTGTTATCTATGGGTCTGCCCTTGCTGTTTACGGAAGAAAGGAGATAGATATGATCTGGCTAGAGATTGAGGAAGCTAAGGATTTATTTATGGAGCCACCGACTGAAGAAGAGTTAAGGTTGCATCACCCTAGTTTTGATGTATAATCTAAGTTATACCCTTGTTTGACTCTGCCGTTTTGCCCCTTCGGGGGCTTTTTAATAACTCCAGATAACAGGCATGGTCTTACGAGCATCTAAGTGAATGAAAGTCTTAGCCACCCCTATGCCCTTAAATCCCATCTGAATCGCCTTAGAAACGATTACATAGCCTTCAGCGCCATTGTTTATCTTAATGTCCGAGGCTATTCCTTTAGAGTGTGTTCCTGCTTTAGCTTTACGCATCTCAATAGAGTGCTGGGGTGATCTATACCCAGAGGTGACGATAAAAGGGAATCCGCATTCATGTCTAAGGCTATCAAGTTTTATCAAGAAATCCTCGTTCATCTCATTCTCACCAGTCTCCTGGCAATCAAAATCTGATAGCTTAAAATACTTCAAATCTTCCATTAATAGGTTCCCTTCCATATTCTAAAGGCGTCAAACTCTCCTGATAGCATTTTTGTTCTAATCAAATCTTTTTTAGCTTCGTGGTCATCCCACTTAATTCCAGCCTCTTTTAGCCATTGAGATACCATGTGCATAGGGATTCTACCCACCAACTTGTTGTCGCCCTTTATCCCAGCGCCAGCATCTCGGATGATCTTAGCTTGTTCGAGATACGGAGTATTGTCGTGAATAGTCTCAATCACAAACTTATCACTTCCATCAAAATGGACTTTCTCTCCAATTTTCATATTTTTCTCCAAAAAAAAGGGGCACCTAAGTACCCCTTCTAGTGTTGCTTATATTAAGAAACGGTGTTGTCAGCTATGATACCAGAAGCCTTCTCATTCTTACAGACTAAAGTTAGCTCAGTAAGAACTTGACGGCGAGTGGAGTCACCAGTTTTGGCTAGTGCAGTGTTCTTGGTCGGACGAAGCAGACCAACACACCACATATCGCTTTGCATAATGAACACATCACGGCCACGGTTTTCGCGGGTAGGTGCGAACTCAACAGTTCCCCAGGGAGTCACATAAACGTCTAGTGACTTAACAACCTTCTTGTCGCCAGCTTGAACAGAAGAACGCTGGTTGTTGTTACCGGTAAATCCAAGAGCAATGTCCATCTGGTACGCAGACAAATAGCAAACGTCAGGCTTGCCACCCTCAGACCAAATGCTTTGCATAGTTGCATCGAATTTAGCTTGAGTAAAGTCAGTGGGAGTATCGTCATCTGTACGAGCATCAGTACCGTCACCAGTTGGATCTGCACCACTGTCGCCAGACTGGAAGTTTACGTTAGTTACCAACCAGGCAGGAGCGCCAGCAAGTTCGCGAGCAGTAGTGGCATTGCCAGCAACTCTAGCGTTGTTAGCAAAAAGGGCTTTTTCAATATCTAATTTCTGCTCTTTTGCAATTTTTAGAGTTTGGTACGCAATTTCCGCTGACCTACCTGCTTTCTTTATGGCTTCATCAGTGTCAGGAATCGACACAGAATTCTTAAAGATTTGCGTGTAGTTGCCAAGGCGAGAAGTAGCACTGCGAGCTTCAGAAGTAGTGTCATCTCCCTCGATGTGCTTGTTATCAGCACTTGCGCGTAAAGTGTCAGTCTGCCACTCGTGTAGAGTGTTAGAGGCTTTCACTTTCTTGCTGGCTGAATAAAAAGGAGTCTCTTCAGGGCTAATCTGATAAATTACGTCCTGTAGGTCTTCCCTGATTCCAACGGAATCATATGTGTCAAAAGTATTAATTGGCTGTGCCATGTCAATTTCCTCAAGTATTTAGAATAAGCCCCAGAGCATCTTCAATGCTGCCGGAAGCACTTAGTTTAGATCGTCTCTGAGCGACTTTTTTCTTGCTATTAATTGTAGGTTTAGATCCAGCTTTTACTGGTCGCTTGCGGCGATTTGCAGGATTAGCTTTATCTTCAGCGGCTTTTTTACCTCCCATGATCTCACGGTACTTTATGGCATCATGCAAAACTCTAATAGCACGATGGTCCATAATCTGACCAATCTCGTCAGCCTGGTATCCGTAAACTTCTGTACCCAGCTTTAGCATCTTATCGCGTACTGCGGAAGCCTTCTTCTGGTCAGAAAATTCAGGTATCACTTGTTGTAATGTAGCCATTTCTTGCTGTAGGTACGCTTTCTGTGCCGCCTCCTGCGCTTGAGATTGTTGTGCAGTTACTGACTCAAGCTGACGCATTTGGTTTTGGTGGGCACCTAAGTCCTCATCGTATCGCAGTTTGGCGTCCATATATCCTATGGGGTCTGTGTCAAACAATGCTCTCGATGGTTGAACAGGTGGTTGCGTAAAGCCTCCAGACTGAACTTGCTGGTACAATTGAGCAATATTTTGTCGCTCACTTAACAAGGCATTATAAACCTCTTCAGCTTGCTTGCGCTGTGACGCAGCTTGCTGCATACCTTGCTGGACGTACTTTTGACCACTGTATCCTTGCTTGAGTTCTTCTAGGGTTACAGACACTTCCTCTCCATTTATTTTAACAGAGTGCGTCTGGCCCGACTGAACGGCATCGTCAGTATCTTCTTCGTCGTCCTCGGAGTCATCCTGCTCCTCATCTGATTCTTCGTCATCATCTTCTTCCGAATCAGGCTCTTGCTCATCATCCTCTACACCATCATCACCCTCGGACTCATCATCTAACCCGTCCTCTAAGGTCTCTTCTGGCTCGATTAAACTTGCAATGGCTCCCTCAATGGTGCCATCCATTTCTACTGCGGCTTCAGTCGCTTCCACGGTGCTGCTCCTTTTTCTTTCTTGTCAAAGATTGCTTCTTCCATTAGTACGGTTTGGAAGTAATCCTCGATACGGTCTAGCGCACGAATTATGTCGTGTGCATCGTTAATAGCCTCAATTTGAGACTGGCTGTTCAGAAACACAGAAACCTGCATTTGCTGAATTTCGCTAATGACTTCCTTAAAGGTATCGTCATTGGTAAGCGTCCTAATTCGGGACGCCCTATCTTTTATATTCAGAACCTACCTCCAGTGACTGCTTCAGCAGGAGCTTCTGCCGGATACCGTGGAGCATTCTTCAATTGCTGAATCTGCGCTACGTCAACAGCGGTACCATATTTGCCTAAAATCTCGGCAGCAGAAACTAACAGGTTTTGATCCATTTGATCCCTATCCCTATCATCTGCTGCTATAGCCTTCTGAGCATCAATTTGTATTTTAGCCATATCTGTTTGAGACTTAGCCTGAGCCTTTAATTGCTCTGCCTGTAGATAGGCGGTTGCCTGATCCATCTGAGGCTGCTGCTGTCCTTGCTGCTGCTGTGCTAGCATCTGCTGCTCCATCTCCACAGTCATGGGCGTAAAGTACCTGTCAGCGTTTCTAACGCCGTTTAATGCTAGCATGTCTGCCAAGGTATTCCTAATCTGCGTCATGCTTACAAGGCCGTTAGAGGGGCCGTATGCCTGGAATATCTGCATTTGCATCTGTAGTGCCTGGGCAAGAGCTGCGTTTCTTTGGTCTTCTCTGCCTGTTCCTAATCCCACATTGACAGAGGCATCCATTTTCTTGTTCCATGATCGAGGATCAACAGGCTCATAATCTTGCCCACTAATACGCATCATCTTCTCTTCATCACAGTTTTCAATAACCAATTTCAGCATCAGCTTAAACATTCTACGGACGCCGCCCTCAGCCAGATTTCTAGCAATTACCTCAGTTTGACCTGCGGCTCCTGCAATAGTAGCTTGTACTGCTGTAGCTGTAGTTGCTTTAAGGGCGTCTGGATTCAGTCCCAGGCTTGCCTTAGAGATGCCTAATTTATTCTCAATCTCAGCGTCATAATAGCGAATAGCCTCTAACGTCTGACCGGCAACAAATGGCACAGTTAACTGGTTGATAGCGCCAGCCTGCTTAACACGAACAATGCCGCCAATTTCATTATTAAGCATGTCGTCAACATTTACGGCACCATCAACAATTTCTGTTCTAGGGTTGTTAGTCAGTGCAACATTATCCAAAACACCTCGCAACATAGCAGTTGCAGCATCCTGGTCATTCATTATAAGATCAGCAATAGAGATGCCATAAAATGTGTGTGGCTCCGGCTCTACCTCAAACACGGCAAATGGAGCATCACCCCAAGGCTCAACATCTAATAACTGGTAGTCATTGCCGCCAAGGGTAAGCTTTTGCATTTCTGCTACGCCAGTCCCATCAACGTCCATCTTCATGTATAGCTCAGTTAGAGCAACGATACGCATAGAGGGGTCTTGTACGTTATCAGAGTTATAGTCTGACTCATAACCCCTGCGTTCGTATCTTTCTACATCAGAGAAGGTGTCAGAATGACCCAAACCAGACAGCTCGGAAACTTCGTCAAAGTCGTATCCCATAGATACTAAATCGCTCACCCTAACCTCAGTACGATGGCCGACAACATAGGCGTCATCAATTGAAGTGGCGTTGCGATCAACAAAAAACTCTTCTGGAGGTACAGACTCCACGCAAAGATCACCTAGCTCACTAATTCGGCTGATCTTTAAATCGTGCCGAGGTGTCTCTACTTGAGTGCCATACTCATCTATTTCAACGCTCATCTTAGTCGTGTGTTCAACAACCTCAACATCTTGCTCATTAACAATGGTAGAAAATTCCATGTCATTAAGGTTGTTAAAAGTATAAGACTCAGCCTCAGAATAAGTATCCCAATAAACTTTAACAATACCGTTCTTCTTTAATAAGGCGTCATGGAAGGCATCGTTTAATATGTCGTATCCACCAAGCTCTTGAAACTTGTATTGTATGTATTTAGTTGCCTGTTCAGCAAACTCTACATCCTCTGGTCCAGTAGGAACAAACTCTACAAAGCGATCAGTAGATAAAAATACTCTTAGCAGGCTTGGCTTAATTGAACGCACAGCGTCACGCACTTTAGTGGCAACAACAGTGGATCGGCCATCTTCTTCACCAATGTCAACTTCACCATTATAGTATCGTTGCGCTCTAATGCGATCTTCAGCTACTTCTGACTCAACAAAATCAATAGCGTCCATAATTGCTTCGCGAGCAATATTTTCAATGTCATCTTTTTCTAATGGTTTAAGTTCCACGTTCACTCCAGATTAATTTAACAAGCCCATGACTTTCTCAACGGAATCGACACCAGAGCCTTGTTGTGCTGCGGCTGTTGTCGAACCTGCTAAAACCACTTTCGAGGCGCTTTCAATTTTCTTTAGCAGCTCGCCAAATACAGTATTATCTTTTAACGCCCTTCCTACCAAATCAGGGGACTCACTATACAGGATTCTTGCCACTTCTGTCATTTGTTTATCCGACAGCCCCGCGCCAGACGGCACCATCTGAACAGCCATTTTAACCAACGCTAGTGGATCACCCGCCATTCCTCTGGCAAAATCCTCCATAGCAACGCCACCGCCACGCAGCTGCGCTTCTCTTTGTAGCGCCTGTGTTGAGGACTGCGACCTGGGTTGTATATATTTATCCATAGACGTAGACCTGGCTGCATTAGATACATTCTGTACAACTCCCGACGCCTTATCTTCTGGCAATAAAATCCTAAGAACAGTGCCAAGCTGCATATCTTCTTTGGCTAGGTTTTCCATTGTGGTTCCTGACCTACGCGCCTTGTCGTTAATGTTAGCCATTGCGCCAGCCCTAAACGCTGCTAGATCGGTGGGGTTAAGCCGACTAACTAATATCTCTAAATCATCAGCGTTCATACTTAAAACTTTTCGTCCTGCTTCAAACTGCTTGTTTTGAGACATCATGCCAGCATAATTAGCTCTCGCAGCACCCATTTCAGGAGAAGCGGTGTCAATTGCTCCGCGAAGGCCGCCTTCTAGCTCGCCAGTCGTTCCTGCTCTCCTTCCCTTCCCTGCGACGTATAAAGACTGAGTTTCCTCTTTTAAGATTCTTCTCATGGCCTCAGCATCTTCCAGTGTAGGCATTCTATTAAGAGAAACAGCACCGTTTGCCTCTGTCTTAAACAGCGGGACTATCCCCTCAAGGTCATAATTAGCCTGAAGCTCTGCCCTAATGTCTGGGGATCGTTGAGCAACATTAAGCATCTGATCTGAAATTTCCTGTGTGACAGCTTCGCTTTCTGGTTGTGCGTAAATTTTCTTATATGCCCCAGACGCTTCATCTCTTAACTCTTTTTCAGTGGCAGCCCTAGCTCTCAATATGTTGGGGTCAGAAACATCTGGCGCTAGTGCATCAGACATAGACTCATTAGCTTGCTGGGTTGTTTTTTGCCTTCTAGCCTCACTTGCGCCCAGTATTGTTGCCTTAGCTTGGCCGCCCTCATTAACCATGCCTTTTACCGCTGCACTCAATGTGGCGTTATCAGCAATAACGCTGCCGCTAGCAACGCCTTCAATTACCTCGTCAACCGTTAAACCAGTACCCTCTACCAAGCGTAAAAGCTCTTTCTGTACAGCATTGTCAGCGCCCTTCATCTTGCGTCGCGTATAATCAATTAAAGCCCTGCCTACCTTCCCTAGCTTGCTTAAAGCCAGATCAGCAGCAACGGCAGCACCAGAACCAAAAGCGGTTCCAAATCCAACATCACCTGCGCTCCCTGCGCTAAACAGCGGGTTTTCAGAGGCTCCCACAGAATAGGCTGCGCTTTCTCCTGCACCTATCTTTGCGGTTTTAAGAAGCTGGGCGGCTCTAGTGGTATTTGCAACAGCAGCAGGAGCGCCAACGCCGGTCATAGCCATAAGGATAGATGGAAGAAAAGCACCAGCCACCTCTAAGGTAATAGCCGCCCCTTGGTTCTGATCCTTGTAATCTTTTAGCTTACCCCTAAGCTCGTCCCTAACGACATCATACTCTCTGCCACCCATTGACGCGGGTAGGGCGGATCGAACAGCCGCCTCAATCTCATCACTAAAGCCGTAGGTAACACCCTGAGCAAAAGTACGCAGCTTTTGTGGCTCTGCTATGACAGCTTCATTTGGCTGGATAACAGGTATACCAGGGTTGGCAGCCTGTTTCTTTCTGCGAAGTTCCTCTAAAAAGTTGCTCACAGTAAGCCACCATCTCTCATAACGCCTTCGCGCTCTTCCAAATTATAGTCCTCCCACTCTATAACTGTAAGGCTAGGATTGCTTTTCTGTATTTGACTGAAAGCATTTTGTGCTGCATCGTGACGCTTCCTGTTTTCTATCTTGTAGTCAGCGTATGCTTTAAGCCCAGAGCCTCCAAGAAGCATTTGCACTTCAGGCATCAACGCATTTCTAAGTTTAGTTTGGGCGGCAATCTTATTTTGGATGTACTCAATTAACTGATCACCTGATAGATTTTGGTCAAAGCCTGTTTCTAAAGCCAGCCTTAGCTCGGTAGCACTTAGGGCACCAAATGTAGCGGAATTAATAATATCAATACCCATCTTGTTTGCGATCTGACGAAGCTCAGTAGTTGCCGCATCTGTTGAAGGTAAGAACTTTTTAAGAAAGCCACTTTTTGCACCCTCGCCCACCAACACCTCTGCTCGCGCAAAGCTCTGTATTTGATCATCAATAAGCTGAAACTGCGAAAATACTTCTTCACCTTTTTTAAGCCCTTGCGTCATATCCCACTCAGCTTTCTGCTTCTCTATATCCATCTTATTCTTGTCTGCCGAGGTCAGGCCAGCACCAGACAATGGAACTATTTTGTATTGTGATCCTGTGGGAGCGTTCGGATCTAGGCTATAAGTGTACTGCCCGCCTTTAGGGACAACAACGACACCATTTTCCAGAATATCATCTTCCGCAGTCTGTATAGAGCCAATATTTTTAGAGGAGTAGTCAGTCCCCATTTTGCTTTTTGTTAAAGCGGCCAAGGCTTCTTTTGCCATAGCTGGATTAGCTTCAACCATATCTGCTAAATCGGAGTAACCTGATTTCCGCAACAAGGCAACAGTCTGGTTGGCTGATTTGTTGCCCTGAGACCGAGCAATTTGATCTTGAGCCATCTTTGAGACATTTGGATCAGGGTTTAGGCGCATTGTATTAAATGCCGCAGCAGCACGAGCCATCTTCTCTGGATCAGATGTGTAGTCTTTGAATCCCTGCCCCATACGAGCAAAGAAACCTGGTTGTTCTGGTGGAGGTGAAGGAGCCTGCGTAGCTTGTATAATACTATTAGGAATCGGTCCGTTAGCAACACCCCTCATCGCTTGAGGAGCATTGTTCATCTGGTTGTTAGCCTGCATTCCAGACATATTGTTCGGCATAGGCATTCCAGCCATAGCAGCAGTAGTATTGTCTACGCCGCCATTAGGCATCCCCATCTTACCAGACATCATAGCTTCCAGCGACTTTAGCTTCTCGTCTTCAATGCCACTATTCATAAAATCAAATATACCAGCCATCTTACCCTCCAAACATTTTTAACAGCTTCGCCATTTTACTTGTTTTTTCGTCATCGTCATCTTTATCTGGCTGCTGGCCGATAGAGTTTAGAATTCCAGACGCACTACTTCCATACGGTCCCATAGGAGGGGCATTAAGAGGCATTAAACCACCTCCACGCTGCAATTGACCCATAGGGGGAGCATTAATAGGTGCGACCTGATAGTTAGCCAGCCCATCAATTATCTTGCTTGCTGTTGATGGGTTTCCTGCTGCCTCAGTAGCCTGTAATATTTCGGGGGCGATAGGGCCGTTAGCAATACCGTTTATCGCCGATCCGACATTATCAATTCCTCCAGGACTGACCTGCATACCTGCAATATCCCCTGGATTAACCATTTGCGCTGATTCCAAAATCTTACGCAGTTGTGCTTCCTGATCATTTTCTGGATTGTACATATTAAGCATTGTATATTCCTTTTACCAACTCACCATAATTAACGGCAAGATAACCAGAAGGCTGCATCTTCACCAGTTCAGGCATAACAGCCTGCACTTCCTGAGCTATAACACCAGTAGTCATAGGATTACTTAATCCCTTCTCATTGGCGTCATCCGTCCAATCCCAAGTATATAATCCAAGGCCATTAGGTAATGATCCTATTTGAGTAATATTCTCTTTTAAGCGAGAATCAGAAGCCCCATACAGTTGAGCGCCCATAGTCAAATAATCAAACATGCCTGGCTGCTTGCTAGTAGTTTGAGACTGAGGAATTGGTGATGCACCCAGAGCCTGCGATAACAATCCAATAGACTGGTAAGGCGCTTGCGTGTAACCTGCAAATTGAGCCTTAGCCGCATCAATGAGCTGCTGTTGAATAGCTTGTTGCATCATACCCTGTTGCATAATGTTTTGGTTAACAGTTTGTCCCATACCAAAACCAAGGTTAGATAGGTTGCCAAGTTGACCAGCAGCACCAAGACGTTGAGCAGATCCTGATAATCCTGCCTGTTGGTTAGCCATCTGTGCGGCCAAAGCCTGTTGTGCATTAAACTGACCTGCCTGATTAAATGCAGACTGATTGGCTAACTGTGCAGTATTTCCTGCCTGCGCCCCAAACTGGTTGGCTTGGTTCATAGAGGCAGCATTAGCTAGTGCAGCATTATTACCTGCTTGAGCGCCAAACTGACTGGCCGCTTGCTGTTGTGCAGACGCCTGTTGAGCAGCCTGGTTAAATGCCTGAGCGCCAAACTGACTAGCTTGGTTTTGAGCTGCCTGGTTAGATAAAGAGGCTACGTTACCAGCCTGAGCGCCAAACTGACTTGCCTGATTCTGTGCAGCTTGATTAGATAGGGATGCTACGTTACCAGATTGCGCTCCAAATTGACTAGCCTGATTCTGTGCAGAAGCGTTAACAAGGGCGGCTTGGTTAGCAGCGGAAGACCCAAACTGTGAGGCTTGGTTTAAAGCTGATTGGTTAGACAATCCTGCCTGTTGCATGAGATTTGCTGTAGTAGTTCCAGCCTGTAGATTTGCACCCTGATTGGCAAGACCTGCCTGCATACGACCTGCAATATCCTGTTGAGCCATGCCTTGAGCTTGATTAAATCCAGCTTGACGCAGTTGTCCAGCAGACCTAGCAGCTTGATCAGCAAAAGACCGATTAGTCTCTGCTTCCATTAATGCTAGGCGAGAACCACCAAACGCACCCGCCGCTGTAGCTTGAGCGCCTGCTTGTCCCATAGCCATTTGCCTAGACCGATCTAAGTCAGACAAGGTAGATTGGACTACCTGGGTTTCGTATGGGTTTTGGTATTGGGATAAATCAGTTCCTGCAAGTTGTCCTGCTGTGACGTTCTGGGCGCCAACAGTTGGAGCGCCAAACATTTGACTAGCGCCATATCCTTGTGATCCAGCTCCAGTAGCGCCGTAACCTTGTGATCCAGTTCCCGCCGCTCCATAACCTTGTGATCCAGTTCCCGCCGCCCCATATCCTTGAGCATTAACACCAGAAGCACCAAAACCTTGAGCGCCAGCAGTAGTAGCGCCATAGCCTTGTGATCCAGTTGAATAAGGATTGTAGGATGCGCCACCAATATTGGTTGGTTGATAATTCATCTCGCGGGCTGCTCCAGCCATAGAGCCTTGTATTCCAGCGGCAGCCGATTGATTAATATTTGGGGCGCGTGGACCTTGATCAACAGGCGCAACAGGTGCAGTGGCAACAGGAGGCGTCGAAGGAGGAGGCGTAGGAATAGTAGAGGGAGGCTGTGGTGGTGGTGGCGTAATAGCTCCACCAGGAGGTTGCACTTGAGCGCCGCCCTTTGCCCCAGCAGATGGTTGTCCAGGCTGCGGGCCTCTCCAGTCGGGATTACCCGGCGGTTGCATACCTGCACCATCCCCAAATCCACGGCCACGCATTTCCTCCGCACTACCACTAAAAAATTTCTCGCTCAAACGACCGTCCATACTATGATCGGTATAGCTACCCCCATACTTCTGCATACCGCCCGTAACACCCGTGTTACCGCTATACTCACCAGTACCAAGACCGAAGTTTGGTGCTTGGTCAAAGCCATTTACCATACCTCCGCCATCTCCTCGTGGTGGAATACCTCTTCCGCCGCCCAGATTAGGATCAGAGTATAGAGATGCCGGATTTTGTCCCGCTTTTTGCTGGTTGACCGCAGTTGCTTGTCCCAGGTTTACGCGATTTCCGCTTACGCCCAAGTTAGGATCAGAGTACAAAGAGGCAGGTGCAGGATCAGCAAAGGGCTGATAACCAGGCTTATTTAATCCAGGAGGAGGCTGAGGAGCAGGCTGTGGTTGTGCTTGTCCAAGCCCTAATGGTTGGCCTATTCCACCTGGCTGTAATTGGTTGTTTGCAACACCCATCTGTGGAAGGGTTCGCTGATTTGGCATTCCTGCTCCAGCCATTATATTTTACTCCCTGACATCATTTGTAAGTATTGATCATCTACTGAGGTACCTGGCGCTGGAGATTGATACATCGACTGATTTGGCATTGGAGCTTGCATTGGAGCTTGGTACATGCTCATTTGAGGCTCTTGTTGAGTCTGAAAGCTTCCCATATCTGGCATTTGACCAGACGGAAAGCCAGAAGGGTAATCTTGTGATCCTACACTCATGCCAGCATTGCCTGGGTCAAAACCAGCGTAGCGACGACTACCCTCATAACCTGGACCGAAATAACCAGGACCAGCCTGACGTTGCTGACCAAATAATTGATCGTATTGGTTAACAAATCCTGGCTGCTTTTCTTTTAATTCTGCTACGGCTGCCTCGTATATAGGAGAAGAGCTATAGCCACTCATGCCACCAAAGCTTTGCGCTTCAGGCATTCCTGCCATAGCGTCAACACCAGGGGAGGCTAATCCAAAGGCAGAAGCCGCATCTTGGTTGGCTTGCATCGCCTGTTCCTGCTGTGGAGTAAACGCCGCAATATCAGGACCATAGTAAGGCATGTAGCCAATTTTCTGGACTTGCTCGGCTCTTGCCAAGTTTCTGATAGTGGGTTGCTTGGCCCACTCTGGAATTGTTGCTTCTGTTGTTTGGCTGCCGCCTTTTCCACCTGACATATTATATATCCTTGCTTAATGTGGTGAACGCTTCCGTCCATCCTTTATTCATTAAAACTCTTGCCCAGCCTCTACGCCCAGCAATAGTCATGCCTGTACATCCCTCTCTGCGAGCAAACTCCACTGCCGACTCGTCCATATCTACTATTTGCTGCTTCTCTCCACCAGCAAGAAAGATATGAAAAATCTTGCGCTTTGGAAATGTTAATATCTCTGTTATCGCACACCCTTTAGGTGCAGGCCAAAACTGCATGTAACCAGACCGAACACTAGCCGCAATATCATCAAAATCGTGCGTTCCTCCACTATAATCTAACGCTGCCTCTATCCAAACCCTGCATCGTTCTAATTCTACGTCTAAGTCTGACATCTGCACTTCCGTATCAAAATATGCTCGATTATACCATTTTTAGGATGCGCGTGTTATGGATACTTGAGCTGCGCGTGTAGTAGGTGCAAATGCGGTTGCTGCTACCACCTTTAACCTTAATGCAATATTAGAAACTGCCCACTTTATTTGCAGATATGACCCTGCTGCAATTGTTAACGTAAAGGACACCCCTACCGTCTTAACTTGCCCGCTGTCTTTAATATCAGTTTGTACCGACACTGAGTCTGTTGTTCCATCTAACATCGTCCAAAGATATATAGTTTTTACTGCTGCCGTACTCGATAATAACTGGAAATTACCAGCCACCGAGTACACTCCTGCCTCTGCAAATATTATCTTAGTGCTGTCAGCCGCATCAATAGTCACCGTCCCAGTAGCCGATACAAGGTCAAAGGGTATGGCATAAGCTGTATCTGGGCTAGCGGCAACTACATCTACAGTTGATGCAAATGATCCACTGCCTCCCGCTAATTTTATTTGCCTCCACTCGCCATTCTTTGATACTACTGGATAGCCGGTCCTATCCCACAATAACACGCCATCTTCGCCGGCAGACTCACCAGCAAGATAGTATGACAGCTTAGACTTTGTTCTAGTTAAGAAGTCCGTCAACCTCTCACCCCAAGGCTTCCAATCTGGCCCTAGTGGTGGTGGTGGGCGTTCAGCTAGACTCATCTACTGCCACCAGTAGTCACGTTTAAACGCATCTTTCCCGCCCTCCAGTCTACCAATTCTGAGCCATTAATCCTCATGCGAACCTGCCTTCCCTGAAACCTAACGCCAGTAGGGTTTAACATGGTAAATGGTCCGTAAGACTCTTCAGTGCCATTTGGATAGAATCTAGTCTTAAAGGTTAGTGTTACATCACCCAGATTAAGCTCATCTGGAATAATCTGGTTAACTTTTGTTATCTGATCGCCTATACCAATACTGATAGGCCCACTCTCTAAATAAGATGCGCTAGTGCCGTGAGAGTGACCAGTCTCTTGGTTATAGATATTACCAGAGGCATCAAACCACATAGGCTGACTGAATACACCAGAGTCAACGCCTGACGTTCTACTTAATACACCAATATTCCAGTGGTTTTCTTTATAATCATATACAACGTACCTATCATTCTCTACAGAGGCGGTGCTTGGGTAAAACCACCATACCTCGCCAAATTGAGAGTTATGGACGGCGCATACCTTAGATCGCTGTGAGGTGTTCATACCATTAAATACATGGTCCATGACGTCACATGGCATTTCTTGTACAGATGATCCATTATAGACGTAAAATGACTTAGCACCCATCCAGTAAGCGCCTTCGTCAACAGCAACAGCCCCTAGACGAGAGATAGAGCCACAAGATGTGCCTACCCTCTGGAAGCCGTAAACTGTTGGTGGTCCACTGTAGGTGGCAACATGAGCATCGACGTTAGTAAGGATTAGTGTTCTTCCACGCACCCTTAATCCAGAAACTATTTTTCCAGATGTTTGCAATTCAAGATCACCAGCCTGGTTAACTGCTGTTGGAGTCCAGTCTGTATTATCTTCACGATCACACCATTTGACTAGCCGTGGGTTATTGCCTGATCCAAGCGCAAAGATAAATCGCTCATCAGTAACCACAATAGCACCATTATCAACAGGAGCATTTGTCAAAGGCGCAGCAATTGTCGCACCATCCAGCTCCCACTGGTATATCTTTCCATCCTTGCTTGAGCAGGCAATCAAATACTGGCCCCATGTGTCTAAAGACCAGGACGTAGCCTCAGCAGGAACGCCATTGCTTGGCCTGTTTGTTCCATAAGTAATAGTGCCCCAGAAAGATCCGCTATAGCCTAGATTGACGTCAGCATCTAAATCGCCAGAGGTTAAGGCTGTTGGGGTTATATCACTAACGACACCCCCTGCATTAACTGCATAAAGTTTATTGTATGTCCCTGCTGCAATGTGAGCATCTGAGTTGTTATCGGCCAAGGTTATAACTCCACGCGGAGCCGCAGCAAATGCGCTAGACACGCGAGTAGTCCACCCACCGACAGGGCGAATAGAATTGTTTTCCCACCGTATAAGGTTAGCGTCTCTCCACCGTCCAGTCGAATCTAGCTCTGTACCGTGGTTGAATATTCCAGCAGGTAAATCAATACTGACATACGCCATTATTTGCCTACTCCTTTAACACGCTCGTAAGTCCTGTTGAATGATAGCCCCAGCATACCCATTAGAACAGGCATCATGGTTGTCATATCAGCCTGGGGTATAACGAAACCAAACCCTGCCGCTAGTGGTGATATTAAGAAGTTGACGGCCATTCCGACAACACAGACCCATCCTGTAGCGGGTCGCCATGAACTTTGGAACCAGTTTCCTTTTGCTTCTGCGGTGTTGAGTGCAATCTGAGCGACTGCGAGTTCCTGCGCGTGTACCTCTGAAAGTGTGCTAATCTTTGCCGCGAGTTGTTGTTTGATGGTTGCATCTGGAATCCATTTGTCGAGTAGGCTAGTTACTGGCGCGATTAAAGAAGTGATCAGGCTCATTGAACTAACCTCTCCAGAAAGGTTGACCCTAAGATAAGCGGATACATAGACCACAACATTAACTCAGCTTTCCTAAACTTCACAGAGCCATCGTCTAATTGCTTCTCAATGTTAGTATATCGGACAGAGCATTCTTTCTCATGCCCTTCTAGCCGAATCAATACTTCCTTTGCCGTTGCCATTATGTAGTCCGTTATTTTTGGTTGAGTGCCGTTGTAGTTACTGATCTAAGCACAACAATACATACTGCAATACCTATTCCAATGAGTGCTTGTGAGCCTTGACTGACAGGCAATAGACCAGTGTAGCCTTGAGCCATGCTTAAAACAGTCAACGCAATGCTGAATTGTATCGTCTTAGACTTGAGGCTCTGTAGTATTAAGTCCATTATGATATGTACTCATTGCCAGAGCTAATGGCGGCATTAACCGCAGTCATGTCCTCATCGCCCCAATC